CGATCCTCTCCCTTAAAGGGAGAGGGGAAGAGGGTTCGAGTTTTGCAAGATCTTTCTCCGGTTCAGCGCGCGACGGAGCGCGGGCTTTAGTACTGAAAAGATGATGCCGGATTTAGGGAACACCGCCGGATGGGCCGCCGCCTTTATCGCGTTCGTCGCGGTCAACGCGAGCACCATTCAATGGCTGCTGAAGCGGCGCGACGAACAGCATCAGCGCGACTCGAGCCGGGTTGACGATCTTGAAAACGCGCTTACCGAACTGCGCGTGAATCTGCCGCTGGAGTATGTGCGGCGCGAGGACTGGATCAGGTTCAGCGGAACACTCGATGCGAAGCTGGACGCGATGCGCGAGGAAATGCGCGAACAAATCGCCGAGGTAAAGGAAAGGCTCTATGCCGGACGCAATTGATATCGAACAAAAGAATCGCGAGGAAGCGCGCTGGCGGATGCTGCGCGTGGTTGACGCGGGCCGCCCGATAGCGGTCTCCGAGCAGATAATCTGGCGCGTGCTCGCCGATATCAAGCTGTCGCTGTCGCTCAACACCGTGCGCCGCGAGCTCGCCTATCTGCGCGACCTGGGCTTGCTCGAACTGGAAGGCGAGGGCAGCGAGACCTGGTTCGCCAAGCTCACGGCCAGCGGCGTCGACGTGGTCGAGTACAACTTTCCGTCGCCAGCCGGCGTCGCGCGCCCGCGCAAGTACTGGTGAGCGCGTCGATGAAGAAAAGAAAAGACAGCAGAGACCTCACCCCTAGCCCCTCTCCCTTTAGGAGAGGGGAAAAGAAAACCAGAATCCAGAATCGCGCGCGGAAGACGCGCGCTGCAAACCCCCTCACCCGCGCCTCCGGCGCGGCCTCTCCCGCAAATAAGCGGGCGAGGCAGGTAACCGGTGGCGCGGAACGCGACATCCTAACTCGGCCCTCACCTTCATCCTCTCCCTTACAGGGAGAGGGGAAGATTGGAGAGGGGAAAAACCGCAAACCAGAAAGGGTGCCGATTGATCCGATTCCGTTCAAGACCTGGAAGATAAAAAAGCTGCCGCCGGATTTGAAGGAAGAGCTGGACCGAATGTTCAGCGAGGGCACGCTGCATAGCTGCCGGCAATTGGCGAAGTGGCTGGGGGACAATGGGTTCGAGATCTCGCACGCCGCGATTCACAAGTACGGGCAGAAGTTCGAGCGGAAACTCGATGCGGTCCGGCTGGCGACCGAGCAGGCGCGAATCGTTTGCGAGCAATTCAAAGGCGATGACGCGGGAATGCAGGACGCGCTGCTGCGGCTGGTGCAGACCCAGCTGTTCCACGTGCTGACGGTATCCAAGGAGGAGGGACCAGGCCCCGCGACAATTGCTCCGGTAAATCTCGGCGCGCTGGCACGCTGCGTCTCGAACCTGGCGAAAACCGAAACCGAGCTCCGCAAGCGCGCGGAGCGGGCGCGCGCCGGAGCGGCGGAGGCGGAGAAAAAGGTTGAGGAGGCGCGGGCGAAGGGGTTGAGCAAGGATGCGGCGGAGCAGATCAAAGCGGTGTTGATGGAGATTTAGGGGTGCAGGGAATCGTGAATTTACCTCTCCCGCGGATGGCGACTGCGTCGCCATCCGCAAGCCGGGAGAGGTCGTCCGACGACATTCATGTCGTCGGACGGGTGAGGGCAATAGCATCGAGCTGGATGCGTGCGCTCTCACCCGACCCTCGCGGACTCGCGTCGACCTCTCCTGAGGGGAGAGGTAGTTCAGCGGAATAGCATCTAACTAATGAACGAACCACTCTCAATACTACTTCCTTATCAACGGCGATGGCTGGCCGATCAGTCGCAAGTCAAAGTCAGCGAGAAATCGCGCCGTATCGGTATCACCTGGACCGAGGCTGCCGATCGCGCGCTCGGCGCCGCTACTACCGGCCGCGCCGGAATCGACGGATGGTATATCGGCTACAACAAGGATATGGCGCTCGAATTTATCGAGGCGGCGGCGCGATGGGCGCGGCGCTTCAACCGGGCCGCCGAGACAATCGAAGAAATCGTGCTCGAGGACGAGCGCAGCGACATCCTGGCCTACCGGATCCGCTTCGCGTCGGGGCACAAAATCGTCGCGCTGTCGTCGCGGCCGTCGAATCTGCGCGGCAAGGATGGATGCGCGGTGATCGACGAGGCCGCGTTCCATGAAGATCTACCGGGCCTGCTCAAGGCAGCGCTGGCATTCACGATGTGGGGCGGACTGGTGCGGATAATAAGTACTCACAACGGAGCGCATAATGCATTCAATGAACTAGTCAGTGAGATTCGCGCCGGCAGAAGGCCATACTCACTTCATCGGACGACTTTTGATGAAGCACTGGCCGACGGACTATACAGAAAAATCTGCGAGCAAAGCGAAAATGAGTGGAGCGAGGAGAAGCAGCGCGAATGGCGTCAGCAGATTGTCGATTACTACGGCGATAACGTCGGCGAGGAGCTGTTCTGCATCCCGCGCGCGTCGTCGGGCGCGTACCTGAGCTCGGTGCTGATCGAGGCGCGGATGAAAGCCGGAGTCCCGATCCTGCGCTGGGAAATGCCGGCGGAGTTTTCAGGCCGTCCGGAAGGGCAGCGCTACTCGGAGACCCAGGCGTGGTGCGACGACAATCTCGCGCCGGTGCTCGCGGCGCTCAATCCCGCGCTGGCAAGTTATTTCGGCGAAGACTTCGGGCGTTCCGGCGACCTCACCGTTATCTGGCCGCTGCAAATGGGGCAGGACCTGACGCGGCGCACGCCGTTCGTCGTCGAGCTGCGCAACATTCCGTTTCGAAACCAGGAGCAGGTGCTTTTCTACATCATCGACCGCCTGCCGCGATTCACAACCGGCGCGATGGACGCGCGCGGCAACGGACAGTACCTCGCGGAGACTGCGGCGCAGCGTTATGGCGCGCGAATCGTGCAGGTGATGTTGTCGGAGTCGTGGTATCGCGAGAACATGCCGCGCTACAAGGCCGCCTTCGAGGACGGCACGATCGAGATTCCGAAGGACGCCGACGTGCTCGGGGACCATCGCGCGATCGTGCTCGAGAACGGCGTCGCGAAGATTTCGGAACGGCGCGCGGGCAGCGACGGCAAAGGACGGCATGGCGACTCGGCGATGGCGGCAGCGCTGGCGTTCTTCGCGTCGCGCGCGGAGCTGGGAAGTATCGCGTACACATCGGCGCGAGCGGCGGGGAAGCGAGAGGGGTTATATGTGCGCGACAATCCTTTCGGCGCTGCGCCGGTGGAGGATGAGAGCATCGGAGGGAGGGTGAGGGGATTTTGAGGAACTTTATTGAATGTGAAACCCGCGATGGGTTTCACACTTCCTTCGGCAGGGGTGACCCCTGCACCCAGAGTAAAGAAGGATGCGGGACTCCGTCCCTGTCAGGAAGTTTAGCGCAGCCCAATTGGCTCACCTTTTCGTGTCATCCTGAGCGTAGCGAAGGATCTCGCGCGCATGCGCGTCTCAGTCGCGACGAACGCAGGAACGTCCGTCGAGATTCTCGCCGCAGCGGCTCAGAATGACACATGAATAGCTACTGGAGATGGAAATGCGAAGAGTGCGGGTATGAGTTTATACTTGCGATCGTCAGGTTACCCGATTCGTGCCATCGATGCGGCGCCGAATGGTTTTTGAAAGTTGGCGAAGCGGCCAGCAAAGAATCTCGAACTGACTAGTTGCGTGGGAGAAACAGGATGAAACTCTATGACGCTTTCGGCCGCGAAGTTGATACGGGCATGTTGCGTGAAGAGCAAGCCGCGCCAACGATGGCGGGCGTGCGAAATATATATTCCGTGATGCATCCGTCGATAGGACTCACGCCGGAGCGGCTGACGGGAATCCTTCAGCAGGCGGAGTTCGGAGATCCCTATTTGTATCTAGAGCTGGCCGAAGAGATGGAAGAAAAGGATCTCCATTACCTTGCCGTGCTCGGGACTCGCAAGAATGCGGTGGCGCAGCTCGATGTCGTGGTGCGGGCGGCTTCGAGCGGAGCCGAGGATCAGCGCGCGGCGGCGATGGTGCGCGAGATGGTTTGCGATGGGCCGATACAGCTCGACAGCGTGCTGTTCGATGTGCTCGACGCGGTGGG